GCGTGGTTCCATAATGTCTAAGATAACTTCTTTAAGGATGCTGTGTGACAGTCCAGCATTGTTAACTCTCAGTGCAGAGAAATTTGTTGAAGGTAACGGGATTAAAGGCGGAAGTTCTTACGTGGCTGGATTGGCTGATGATGGGTATTTAACCAACATCACTGACGGAGGACCTAAGTTAGACGCAATGATTAACTATGTTGCTGAACACTTAGAGACAGACGAAAACTCTAAGGTTGTAATTTTTGCCAGTTACTTAGGGATGCTTCCATTAATACAGCAACGACTTAAGTTAAAGAAGATTGAATCTCGTTTATATTCAGGAGAGTTGAATGCTAAAGAAAAAGAAACTTCTAAAGTAGAATTCCAAACTTCTAAAGAAGTTAGGGTACTTATATCAAGTGATGCTGGAGGCTACGGTGTGGATTTACCTCAAGCCAACCTTCTTGTAAACTATGATTTACCGTGGTCTTCTGGTGCAGCCGTTCAAAGGAACTCCCGTATACGACGCACTTCTAGCACGTGGAAAAGCGTTATTATTCAGGACTTCTTAGCATTAAACTCAATTGAAGAACGACAGTACGAAATGCTGCAACAGAAGAACACAATCGCAGATGCTGTAATAGATGGACAAGGTATAAACACACGTGGAGGTGTTGACTTAACAGTTGGCAGCCTCTTAAACTTCTTACTAAATAATCAAATATAGGAGCAATAATGGTTGAGCGAATTGATGGACCACGAGAGTTTAACTCTGACGATTTACTAGGGCAGACAAAAGAGTATGCCTCAATAAAGAAAAACCTAGATATGTATGAAGCACGTCAAAAGGAATTAAAAGCGTCGCTGTTTGAAAAAATTGAGGCTGACGGGTTTACTGATGACAAAGGTAACTGGTGGTTAGAGTTGCCTGAACCTGTTGGTGATTACGTAAGCCTACAAAAACAAAAACGTGTTACTCGTAAAATTGATGACATGATTGCAGAAGACTTAATTGAAAAGAAAGGTCTTACTGACCGTCTTTACAAAACAGTTCGTATAGTCGATGAAGATGAACTAATGGCTGCTTTGTACGAAGGATTGCTTACTGAAGAAGAAGTTGATGAGATGTTCCCAGCAAAAGTTGTTTGGGCATTAATGTTAAGTAAGAAGTAATAATGGCTGGTTTACGTGGACAAGACGAAATTGATAAAGCCTTTGCTGATTTAGAGTACAAGCCTGGGTCAAAACAAAAGCGTCGTGAAATTAATCCTGCAGCAAAACGTAAACGCAAATCTACTGAAGATACGGCTTGGGATTCCAACCCAATAATTAAACATCTAAATGGAAAAGAAACAGAAGTGTTTACTGTAAGTGCTTTGGCTCAAGCATTAGAGAAAAGCATTATCAGTATTCGCTCATGGGAGAAGAAGGGTTACATTCCTGGGGCACCATATCGACTACGTTCTAAATCCTTAAACGGTAAGAAAGTAGGAGGAAACCGTGTCTACACTCGGCAATTGATAGAAATTGCTGTAGAAGAGTTCTCAAAGCGTGGTCTTTTGGGTACTGCTCGTGTAGAATGGTCGCAACAGACGGAACTTACCTTTGCGATTACATCAAAATGGAAAGACGCTGTTGCCAACGAGAGTCAATAGACCTCACAACTAACCGAGTGCGAAAGCCTCATTACCGAAAGAAGAAAAATGCCTATCACGCAACCAGCAGTAAATGCTTCATCGTATTTAGATGAAGACAACGAAGATGCAGCACCTAAGGTCGGAACTACGGTTCAGTCTGGTTGGGAAGCAGCAACTAAAACACTCAAAGCAACAACAAAAGAGTCTGGTGAATATCCTAATGACTTTAAATTCACTGAAGATTCACAATTAATTAAATTCATTGGTGACGGTCCTTTCCGTTCTTACGAACAACATTGGATTGACCGTTCATCAGGCAAGCGTTCATTCGTTTGTATCGCTGATATGGGTGTTGAAGGATGCCCATTGTGTGACCTATTAGGGGATAAACCACGTGGCAAGTTTGCTTTTACTGTTCTTGTTCTTTCATCAGAAGAGAAGAAGACAATGATTCTTACTGCTCCTCCAACTTTATTCCGTCAAATCAAAGCAGCACACGAAGACCCAAAGCGTGGCCCATTGAATAAGTTTTATTATTCAATCTCACGTCAGGGTACTGGTCCACAGACAACATACTCGTTAGAGCGTGTTCGTCCTACAGACCTTGTTGAAGATTGGGACCTTGACCCCGCTCAGGTTGAGGAACTTGTAGCACAGGCTGAACCATTTAGCCCCGACGTAATTTGGGACACACCTCGGTCCGAATTACTTGAGATTGCTCGTTCAGTCGTCTAATCAACGACTCGTCCCAAGTGGTGGGTGTTGTTCTTAGCGGATGCAACACCCACCACACTTAACTAACTAGGAGCACAATGAATATAATTACAACACCTTTAGATTTATTAGAGATGGTTGACTATTACTTAGAACAACCTGCTTTTGCTTTTGACGTTGAAACTGTAGGTCCCGATGATTTTTCTCGGCTACATCCATTACTTAACGAAGTTACTTGGATTGCATTTGCAACTGAAGGACGCACAGATGTAATACCAATGGGTCATCCAAATGGAGAGTTCATTCGTTGGGATAAGCCTTTATTGGGTTCAGGACAAAAACGATTAGACGAGGGAAAAGAAGTTCGTGAACAAGACTATTCAAAGCGTGAAGATAACTGGACACCAGTATTTGATAAAGCACCAGAACAATTACTCCCAGGGGATGTGTTTAAAGCACTCAAGCCTTTATTGTTTAGTGACAAAATCAAAGTTGGACACAACATTAAGTTTGACCTTAAAGCAATCGCTAAGTATTACCGAGGAGTAGTTTGCCCAAAACCGTACTTTGACACCATGATGGCTTCTTTCATCATAGATAACAGAACAAAGAACAATTTAGGACTTGCTGCTTGTGCAGAAAGAGAGTTGGGTTTAGTTGTTGTTAAAGGGGTAGGTAAAGCAGTTGAACGTCATGCTTTTAGTGAGGTTGCCAAATATGCAGCCATTGATGCTGAATCAACTTGGAATCTATACAAAGTTTACGAACCCAAAATCAAAGACTATAACTTAACAACTGTTTGGGGTTTAGAGATGGACTTGATGTTAGTCCTTGCTGATATGGAATTAGCGGGTGCTAATATTGATGAAACAGAGTTAAAAAATCTTCATACTCAACTAGAAAAAGACCTTGTTAAAGTTACTGGCGAAGCATACAAACTTGCTGGACGTGAGTTTCACATGAATTCAATTCAAGAAAAACAGCAGTTGTTGTTTACTTCTAAGTCTGAAGGTGGACGAGGAATTAGACCTAATAAAACAATTAAAATTGCGTTAACGCCAAAAGGATTAGAAGCCGTAAAAGGTGGAGAAGAAGTAGGTCCTAAACATTATTCTGTAAGTGCTGAAGCCCTTGAGTATTATCGTGAGAAAGACCCATTGGTTGCAGCAATTATGAAGTATCAAGATTTAAATAAAATTATGACTACCTATGTAACTCCATATACAGGTGGAGATGTAACTCGTACATCTGGTGGAAAATCTAAAACAACAGAACGTCAGAGTCTTTTGGTAAACGGTAAAGTACACACAAATTTTAAATCTCATGGAGCAGAGACAGGTAGATTTTCAAGTAGTGAGCCTAATTTGCAGAACATTCCTTCTCAAGGAGAATACGGAAAACTAATTCGTAATTTGTTTATTGCACCTCCTGGATACAAGTTAGTAGTTGCTGACTACTCACAGATTGAGCCACGCATCATTGCTTCATTTTCAAAAGACCCAGCCTTTGTAGAAAATTATTTACAAGGTGGAGACATTTACACAACCATTGGTTCTCGTATGGGAGTAGATAGAAGAGCAGGTAAGGTTTTAGTTCTTGCTATGTCTTATGGAGTAGGGCCTGAAAAAATTGCCGACCAAATTGGTTGCACAGTAAAAGAAAGCCATCAATTGATGGATTTGTTTAACGATAGATTTAGAGCCGTTAATAATTATCGTGATTTCATAGTTAGAACTGCACGACAACAAAGGCCATTGCCGTTTGTATCTACTGTTTTAGGACGTAGACGGTATATCCCAGAGTTATTAAATAAAGATTTAGGTCAAAAATCACGTGCAGAACGACAGGCATTTAATACTGTTATTCAAGGGTCTGCTGCTGATTTAATTAAATTGGCTATGGTTAGAGCACACTCTTGTTTTGTGACTGAACCAGAGGTAAACGTTCTTTTGACGGTTCACGATGAATTAGTAACCCTAACTCCAGACCATTTAGCAGAAGACACGGCTGAAGCAATCCGTCAATCCATGGAAGGGGTCAAACTGCCAGATATGATTGTTCCATTGATTGCAGATATAAAAACAGTTCAAAAGTGGGGTGAAGCAAAAGAATGATGTTCTTTAGAAAAAGAAAAGTTGAATTAGACCTTGAAGCATTAACAACTGAAGTTATGTTTCGTATGAGAGGGTTGTTGTTAGACTCTCAATTAGAAGATGCTTTTTCTTTAAGCGTCATTGCTGGAACAACCATGGTTAGTGATGAAGTTGCACAAAGAGAACAAGAAGAAAGCGACAGACGTTATTCTAGAGTTGCTCACTTATACCCGTTAGTTTTTGCCCATACGTACCAAATTGCTAAATCTGTGGCTGTATTGCAAAGAACTAAATTGGGAAAAATTGCAGAAGAAATGCCAGAAGAAGTTTGGGAACACATAGTTAAAACAACTCAACAGATTGCTATGGCATCTGTTTTAGGGTCCGTTTCACAGATGGTAGACTTAAATTTATTAACAGTAGGACCAAGGAGACCAAGATAATGACTAATGCAGACTGGTGGGCTAAAAAACTACAACAACCTGGTAATCAACCACGCCAAGACATTACTCCGCCAATGCCCCCGTCTCAACAACCCATGACACGGTATGAAGCACCGCAACCTCAAACAACTAATTTGAGAATAGGAAGTGCTCAACAAACACAAAGTTGTCCTGACTGTAACTCTAATAACTACATGTCAGTACAAAATGCAGCACCCCGTTGTTACGACTGTGGTTATCCAGTTAATCAATCGGGTTCTCGTTATGGAGCCTTAACTGGTGCTAAGGTTGAGGGTAACGTAAAAGGTGCATTAGGAAATGACACCGCTAGTAATTGGAATCCACAAGGCATCGTAGGAAGAATTAACGGATGATAAATGATGAAGCAAAAAAGATTGCAGCACAACTTAATAAGAGATTTGGCGAAAACGTCGTTGTGGTCGGGTCTGATATTAGGTCTGACCTTATTCCTCGCATTACCAGTGGTTCTACTACATTGGATTACGTCCTTGGAGGAGGATTTCCAGGAAACCAGTGGAACGAATTAATCGGTGAAGCATCACACGGAAAGACAGCAGTAGCACTTAAAACAATTGCTGCTAATCAAAAACTAAATCCTGAACACACAACCGTTTGGGTGGCTGCCGAACAGTGGGTTCCTGAATACGCAATAATGTGTGGAGTAGACACGTCTCGCGTTATTGTTATTGAAACAAATATTATGGAAGAAGCCTACGACGCTGTTATTGCATTTGCGGAATCTAAATCTGTAGATGCCATTGTTATTGACTCATTGCCAGCATTGTCCCCTGCTCCTGAAATGGAAAAGAACATGGACGAAATGACTGTAGGTCGTGGAGCATTGCTCACCAATAAGTTCTTTAGAGTTGTTGGTTCAGCCATCAAAAGAAGTTTGGTAGAAGATGAACGTGCTGTACTCGGCATTGTGATTAATCAATACCGTATGAAGATTGGTGTAATGCACGGAGACCCTCGTACTACTCCTGGTGGAGAAGGTAAGAACTATGCTTCTTTACTCGTTGTGAAGTACGTAGAGACGAGTGGATTGAAATTGGTCCTAGTGGTAACAAGACCCGTATTGGTCAGGTCATCAAGGTTCGCAGTTTAAAAAACAAGACAGCACCACCACAACGTGTGGCTTACTTTGATTTTTACTTTGCCCCAGGAGGAGATTGTGCTCCAGGAGAGTATGATTTCGCCAAGGAAATTGCAGCAATGTCAGTCCTTAATGAGATAGTAGAGCGTAAGGGTGCTTGGTATTACTACGGTGAACGTAAGTGGCAAGGCACAGACGCACTTATTGCAAGCATCCGAGAAGAAATTGAACTTAAAGAAGAGTTAGGAAAGAAGGTGCTTGAACTTGGTTGATGAACCTAATTGGTACTTGTCTATGGACCAGTACTTAACAATTTTGGTAGATGTTGTAAAAGCATCTGATACTTATGTAACAGGTAAACATCTTCACGACAAAATGCACCCAGAAGATTTATCGGTAACAGTACAGTCCGCTGCAGAAACAGTTGCACTGACAATTACCGCCATTGGTAAACACAAGTCACACATGCTTGAGGACCAATGAAGTCAGAAGGTCAGAAGCAATCACGCAAACATGAGAATCGTTTAGCCAAAAAGGTTAATGGTTCTCGTACTGCTGCTTCTGGAGCCTTCTGGTCACGAAAGGGAGATGTACGTTCCGAGGACCTGCTGATTGAACATAAGTGGACTGGTAAAAAACAAGTCACTATTAAATCGGAAGTTCTAAAGAAGATTACAAAAGAAGCAATACTAGATAGCCGTATACCGATACTCGGCATCCATCTAGACGGGGAGAACTATGTTGTTCTCCTTGAAGACGATTACCTAGAAATGAGGGAGACTCTTGCAAAGGAATCGTAATAAATGGATGAACCGTCGTACTCATGGCGATATAAGGCTAGGTGTAAAGGAGAGGACACCGACACTTTTTATCCACCACGTGATAAAGAACTATATACAACCATTGCAGATAGGGCTAAAACCTTTTGTTTTGGTGAAAATGGCAAGAACCCGTGTCCAGTAAGACAGCAATGTCTGTGGGATGCTGTAGAAAGGGATGAACCACATGGAATTTGGGGTGGGCTTTCACATCGTGAACGCAATGCTCAAATTCGTAAGTGGAAAAAATCTTATAAAAAGAAGATGACTCTAAAAGAGTTCATCCTACGATTGGATACGGAATGACTGATTTAAAAAAGTTCTTAGATGCTAAGAAGAGTGACCCTCGTCTTATTGGAGACATTGAACGATATTTGATGGCTAGACCATTAGAAAAACGTTCAACAACCGTGTTACACCCTTCAGAAATGATTAAGGCTGAT